GGTCGCTGTCGACGATGAGATACGCGGCTCCGCATTCGAGGCAGTCGTCGAAGCCGTGGAAGGCGGGCGCGAGGCCGCAGGTGATGCAGGTGATGCAGGTGAATCTGGTGTCAGCCATCTCGAATCTCCCGTGTCAGTGGGAGCATGTTAGGAATCCCCTACGGTACAGTCAATAGGGGAAACCTAATATTTCGACCAGCGCACGGTCTGAGACTGAAAATTAACGCAGACGGATTGGTATCGAAGCGGCCGGGAAAGGGAGGATGTTTGCAGGCTTCCGAGTAATAGAAACCCTATGCGCGTTGACGGTCTTCATCGACGTCGCCATCGCTTCGCCTAAGCCTCCCAGAAGCGGTCCCGGCAATTCCGATTAGCTCGCCTTTGGTCACATCGTCCAGATGTGGCCAAAGATCCCAGAGTCGTTGGGCTGCTGCATCCTGCGGAAGGGGGCGCTTTGGGCCTCGTTCGGTCAAAAGCCACTCGGTGCATACGCCGAGGTGCTTGGCCAGCGAGATCGTGTTCTCAATCGTCGGATACCCGCCTGGCTTGTTCCAGTCGTTGATCGACGGCGGCTTGATATGCAGATGGGAGGCGACATACGCCTTTGTCGTCGGCAGGCGGCGCTCCCTTAGCGCTTCCTCGACTCGAGCCCAGAACGTTCGTTGTGGCGTTTTCTGCACCGCCGAAGTGTGAGGTGCGTCGCATTCGGTTTGCCCTATTGCAAAACCGTAGGTTTCCCCTACGATGCGTGGCATGAAAGCACTGCGCGCATGGCTTGAGTCTTCGAAAACCACTCAGCAGGCCCTAGCGGATCTGATGGGAGTGAAGCCGCCAACCGTGTCGCAGTGGTTGTCCGGGCAGTACACACCGCGGCCTAAGAAATTGCGTGAATTGAGCGCGATCACGGGCCTATCCATCGAGCAACTGCTCGCGGAACCAGTGCCCGACTCGAAAAGCCATTCGCATCTCGCTGCCTAACTAACCAGTCGAGGGGAAGTGCCTTGTTTTCAGGCTCGGTGTTCGACTTAACCGCTGAACGGACTTCATTCTGATGGCGAAGGCCACCAAGGATCTTCGCCTGGTCGTTCCCGAGTACGTGCATGACGTGCTCGATACTGAGGCGGCAGGCACCCACGACGACATCCATGCGATCGCGCGGCAGGTGCTCGAGAGGTGGGCTCGTGAACGTCATCGTGTTCACAAGCTATATGCGAAGCGGCTGCGGTCCAAAGGATTGCAGATGGAACTCGACGGAATGGATGCGGAAGACGATGGCGCGACCGCCGGAAGGTCCCCATGAAGGCCCATCGCCAAGCCACCTGTCGGCGCCGAAATGGCGCTTTTTTAGGCTCTTTTTGCGGATTTGTAGGTGCTCGCTGGCGCAATTACGTGAGGGCGGCTGTCGGAGCGAGCCCATGACGCCAGCCGAACATGAAGCGCGAATCGATCGGATGCAGGCGGCGATGGTGGCTGCTGAAACCCCAGAGCAGCGCCGAGCATACGGCCAGGCGTTCGTGCTTGCCGTCCTCTCGCGTAACGCCGAGCGCACGCCTGAGCAGGTGGCGCAGCTCGAGCAGGAGCGGGGGCTGCGCTGACTCATCAATCCACAAAATCGCTAACAACCAACGCAAGGGGATTACGATGAATGCACAGACCGAATCCGTCGAAGCCGAGATCCAGCGCAAGGGCCCAACATCCCCGCGCGTCACGCCGGCCGACATCGAAGCGAACATCGCCGCCGAGCACTACTTCACCGCGGCGGAAGGCGTCATTGGTGCCAACGGCTGTGAGCGCGGCTTGGTGTCCGGACGACTCAACGCGCTCACCATCTGCGTGCTCACCCTGCGCAATGGTTTCGTCGTACTCGGCCACTCGGTGCCGATACAAGACGAGAACTTCAACGCTGAGCTCGGCAGGCGCATTGCTCGCGAGGATGCGATTGACCAGATGTGGCCGCTCCTCGGCTACGCGCAGCGCGAGACGCTGCACCAGGCGTCGCGGCCGGATCCGGACGCACGCTGAAATGCTCGCCCGCGCCGCCATCTGTGTCCTCATGATCCTGCTCGCCGCGCTCGTCGCGGTGTGCTGGCTCGCGGGGCAGGTGGTTGGCGCGTTTCGGCGGGATCACGGTGGCAGCGGCAGATGGTACGAACCGTGAGCCTCCGCTCCCTAACCCGCGAGCATTGCGCAGTCTGCAACGAGACGATGCTCTTTGGCCCTGCCGGCTGTCCGCGATGCAGAACACCGCTGCCATCGACTCCTGTGAAGGCCGCGACCTGGTCATGCTTCACCCCTCAGCAGATGGCGCTCGGGAGGCAGCGGGCTGGCGCGAAGTCGATGCAACGCGCGCGAGGGCCGGTGCGCTTCGGGCAGACAGAGAAAGCCGCCGCGAGGCGGGTGCGATTGGCAGCCGAGCGGCTCGAGCGACGACGCGGGGCGGCGGGGCGGATCGAGGAGGGCGCATGAATCGTCCCGTACGAATTAAACGTCCCAGCCAGAGAGCGGTTTCTAACCATCTCGCGTTTTTGAATGGCGAGACAGAAATGCTGGCCCCCCAGGCTCGCGGCCGGCAGAAAGAGGGCCTCACGAACGATGCCATCAGCGAGTGGCGTGCGCTGCATCCAGAGCTCGTGCTGGGGAGGAACAAGCGCCGCCTAGCTACTCCGCCAGGGATGAATAAGCCTATTTTACTAGGCCTTTTGATCGATGGTAGTTCGGACTGGATAGGCTATCGGACACTCACGATCACTCCCGGCATGGTGGGTCAGCGTATCGCGCAATTCGTCGCCATTGAGTCGAAGAGCGAGTACGGCGTGCTCTCGGGCGAGCAGGAAGTATTTTTGAATGCACTGAAAGACGCCGGCGGGATCGGTGGTGTAGCGAGGAGCGCTGAAGACGCCGAGGAGTTGCTGCGTGGCTGACCCGAAACTGCACTCGCTGCTGCGTACTCGGCTGGTCGAAGTGCTGGCGATGGAGCCTAACGAGCCTTTCACCGAAGAGACTGCACGGGCGGCAATCACAGGCTTTTGCGAGGGCGCGGTGTGCTGCCGGTGGCCGCAGGTCGATGGCAGGGCGCGCACTTTTGAGGCCGTATTTGAGGCTATTTACGGGAAGAAGTTAGACGGCAGCGTGGCGAGAAAGATGGGCGTGGCATGACTCACACCGACCGCATCCGTCGCGTCGCCTACGCTGTCGCGCGCGCCGTAGGGAGCCACGATCACGCCCGCTACCTCGAGATAGTCGCTGTTGTGCTCTATGCCGATGAGTCGGTAAACAACCTCGATGATTGGGCGGCGATCATGGACCCTGAGTTCCAACGGGCAGCGATCGAGGGGGCGGAGGATATTCGGGAGCGGACTGCTAAGCCTAAGCGCGAGCGGCAACACCATGTCAAGGCGGCTTAACGTGGCAGCCGAGTCCGACAACGTCATTGACCTGCCGTGGCGTGCGCGCCTGCGCAAGAGCGACAAGGGCAAGACGCTGGGCGATGAGGCGAACGCGATGATCGCTATGCGCTCGGCACCGGAATTGTCAGGCCTTACGCAGTACAACGAATTTTCCCTGCAGTGCGAGCTGCGCCGTGCTCCACCATGGCGAGGAGCCGCCGCGGGCGATCGCTGGACCGACAATGATGACATGCAACTCATGGTCTGGTTGCAGCACTGTGGGATCGGCATACGAAGCCGCAGCTCGGTGAGCGAGTGCGTGGCGGTGTGTGCACATGAGCGTGTCGTCCATCCGGTGCGCGAGTACCTCGAGGGCCTGGAATGGGACGCAACACCGCGGATCAGTACCTGGCTTGCGAAGTACATGGGTGCCAGCGGGGGCGATGAGTACCTCGCGGCTATCGGTCGACGCTGGCTCGTGAGTGCAGTGGCCCGGGTGATGAGACCAGGGTGCCAGGCGGATCACACACTCGTTTTCGAAGGCCTTCAAGGGGCGGGCAAGTCACGCACCGCTCGAGCACTTGCCGTGCACCCGGACTGGTTTACCGATCGCCTGCCAGATCTTCACACCGCGGACGCCGCTATTCAGCTTGCCGGCCGGTGGATCGTGGAACTCGCGGAGCTCGCCGCCGTGCGTCACACCGCGAGCATCGAGTCCTCGAAGGCGTATCTCACGCGCACGCACGATGTGTACCGCCCACCCTATGGACGCCGCAGCGTTTCAGTGCCACGGCAATGCGTTTTCGTCGGCTCAACGAACGAGGGGGCCTACCTGCGAGACCGCACTGGCAATCGCCGCTACTGGCCCGTCAGGTGCGGCGCCATAGAGCTCGAACGATTGGAGGCCGATCGCGACCAGCTATGGGCTGAAGCACTCGCCGCCTACCGCTCGAACGAGCCATGGCACCTCGACAACGACGAGCAGGCGCTGGCCGTTGCCGAGCAGGAGGAGCGCGTCATCGTCACTGAGCTCGAGCAGGAGGTGACCTCATACCTGGAGCGTCAGGAGCAGGGCGGAATCTTCGAAGTCGAGGTCAAGCAGATCATGGTGCACGCCCTGAATCTTGAGCCAGACAAGGCGGATTACGTGGAGAGGGCTGGGCGCATAGGGCCCCAAGTCGTAGCCGTGATGAAGCAGCAGGGGTGGCAGAAAGTGGGGATCGTCGGTCGAGGGAAGAACCGCCGCAACGTTTTCAGGAAGCTAACTACATGAATGCACACGGGCTCATAGGGTTGTATCTACCCCATATCAGGCACACACATACACATATATATAGAAGAAGGTGGGGGGTATGACCCTGTGCTCCCCTGTGATGGTGGTTTTGAGTCACCAGCCGCCTCAGTTTCAGGCACGCGCCCATTCACGTTTTCCATGGAGACACACACCGTGATCGCCTACGTCATCGCCTTCATCCTCTCGCACCAATCGGCGTCGCGATTCCCATACCAGCCACCACCGCCTGGACTGTGCGGCAAGCCGCTGTGTCCCGCGGTCCCTCGGCCGGTGAGTACGCCCGGGGTGCGGTATGTCCGCTAACCGGATCTTCCTCGTCTGCCAGCACTGCCCGCAGCTCGAGCACGCGCTGTTGCTCGCCGAGCGCGCCGACGGCAATGCGCAATACATCTCTGCGAGCACGAAGCGCGCGGATGATTGGTATGCGAAGCACCAGCGCTGCGGTACTGGCGTCGACAATTACAAATTGGCGTACCACCGCCCACAAAATTGGGACGTGTCACCACCGGCGCAAGACACGACCGCTGGCGCGGTGCGGCTCGCGCTCGTCAATGGGGGATCGCACAAATGAACGGCGCGCCCCCGACCAGTCTGCGTGCTGGTGACTACGTCATGAACTTCCCCGTCGAGCGACCAGGCGATCGAGACACCGCGCGCGATGCCATGAAGCGCAACGGCTGCCGCTCGATTCGATTCGAAGCGCGTGAGGTCGAGATCGATGGCCCCGATGGTCGGCCCGTCTCAGCGGTCAGCGTCATTGCGCACGGGTATGTCGGGCGCATGGCGGGGAATGAGGTGGAGAGCCTATGAGCATCGTCCTATCCAGTTTCCGAGCCCGCCTGCACGCCACCGAGCGTGAGCTCGCAGTCGAGGCGCTCAAGGTCGCGGACGGCAGCATCAATCAGGCGGCACGGCTCACAGGCCTTCACCGCTATCAGCTGCGCCGCATCGTCGTGCGGCACGAGCTGCAGGCGCTGCTCAAGCGGCACTCAAATGCGGGGCAGGATCTGTGTGGCAACGCCGCGTGGCGTGCGTTGGCGGATGTATGACCGAGCTAATCTGCAACACCGTCGCCCAGTTCCGCCCCTTGGGCGATCGCATCCTGCTGCGCCCGCTCAAGTGGGAGCCGTCGAAGATCCTCGATGTTGTGCGCCACGGCCGCGCACTGCGGGGCGAGGTGATGGCGATCGGGCCTGGCCACAATCCGCTCAAATACGGCACGCGGAGTGACAAGACGAAGAAGATGGACTATTCGAAGCACTTCCGGCCCGTCGATGTGAAAGTGGGCGACGTGGTCGAGCTCGGCGGCCTCAACGTGTTCGACGGACAGGGCTATCAGTTCCCTGAGGTGATCGTCGGTACCGAGACAATGATTATCGTGACCGAGCGCGACATAGCAGGAGTAATCCATGGCTAAGAAACCACAACCCGGCTCATTCGAGCCTGGAAACAAAGCAGGCGAGGCCACGCAGTTCAAGCCAGGCCAATCTGGAAACCCTGGCGGCAAGCCTGTCGCTGCGCGCAACCGCATCACGACAGCCTTTCTGCACGCGCTCGCGGAGGACTTCGACGCGCATGGCAAGAAAGCCATCGCGCGCACGCGCACCGAGGATCCCGGTGCATACATGAAAGTTTGCGCAGGCCTTCTACCAAAACAGATTGAGCAGACCAACCCACTGGACGACCTCACGGATGCACAGCTCTACGCTGCCATCGCCTTACTCCAAAGCCAGCTTGCTGGCGACGCTCAAGCGGGAGCAGGTGAGGCGGACGGCACTTCGCAGACTCACTGACTACAAGCCGTACGCCAAACAACGCGAGTTCCACAGCGCGGGCCGACTCTTTCGCGAGCGGCTGCTCATGGCTGGTAACCAGTTAGGCAAGACACTGTCAGCAGGTGCCGAGACAGCAATGCATGTGACCGGTCGGTATCCCGACTGGTGGGACGGGCACGTCAAGACTCGCGAGTTTCACGCATGGGTATCAGGCGTCACCGGCGAGTCGACGCGTGACAACCCCCAGCGCATTCTCTACGGGCCGCTCGGTGCGCCTGGCACCGGCATGATCCCAAAGGATGCCATCAAGGACATCGCGCCTCGCCGCGGGCTTGCTGATGCCATCGACACGATGATCGTGCAGTTCGGCGGCGGTGCTGACGTGCAGCCCGGGCAGTGCGTACTCGGCTTCAAAAGCTACGACCAGGGGCGCGAGAAGTGGCAGGGGCCTACTTTGGGCCTCGTATGGTTTGACGAGGAGCCGCCCGAGGACATCTACAGCGAGGGCATGACACGCACGAACGTCGGCCTCTGCCCGGTGTACATCACGTTCACGCCGCTTCAAGGCATGTCGGATGTCGTGCGTCGCTTCTACCCGGCGGCAACCTCAATGCCGGGCACGCACTTCACCATGATGGGCATCGATGACGCCGAGCATTACTCGCCCGAAGAGCGCGCCGCAATCATTGCGAGCTACCCGGCGCACGAGCGCAACGCGCGCACCAAAGGCATTCCACAACTCGGGAGCGGACGCGTGTATCCAATCGACGAAGACGAGATCAAGGTCGCGCCATTCGCAATCCCAGCGCACTGGCCACAGATCGGTGCAATCGATTTTGGCTGGGATCACCCCAGCGCCGGCGTGAAACTCGCGTGGGATCGGGACGCAGATTGTGTCTACACAATTGCAGCGCACCGGATGCGTGAGCAGACTCCCGCCCTGTTCGCCGCCTCGGTCAAGCCATGGGGCGGCAATCCCGACGGCTCTCAATGGCTCCCATGGGCGTGGCCGCATGACGGACTGCAACACGACAAAGGCTCTGGCGAGCAACTCGCCGCTCAATATCGCGCGCAGGGGCTCAAGATGCTGCCGATGCGCGCGACGTTCGAGGACGGATCCTTCGGCGTCGAGGCTGGCGTCGCCCAACTACTCGATCGGATGCAGACCGGGCGCTTCAAAGTCTTCGCGCACCTGGCCGATTGGTTCGAGGAATTTCGCCTCTATCACCGCAAGGATGGCCTGATCGTGAAGACGGCCGACGATCTCATGAGCGCAACCCGCTACGGCGTGATGATGCGCCGTCACGCGGTCGTCCAGAACCTCGTCGTTAAATCGCACACCACACCCCGTCCTGCGGGCGGCACCTGGCTAGGATGAGCATGGCAAAAGTAGCCCGTACTCCACTTGAAGAAACCCCGAGTGAAGCAGCAACGCTTCGCCAAACGATGCTCCAGTGCGCCGCGGAGCTAGATACCGCGCTCGCGCTGAAAGTCGGCGTCATGGACTCCGAGAACAAGGCGCGCGCTGTTGAGCAGGAGCGCCTGCAGATCATTGCCGGCGTCGCCGCGAGGCTTCACGCAGCGTGAAAAAACTCTGGCGCGCATTCAGTCGATTTGCCGACCAGCTCGGAGCAGCGCCGCTGCCTAAATTGCCGCCAGAGGTGCTGGAAGCAATGCGTGTGTTGGAGCGATCGAAGTCGTGAGCCTGGATCCCGACAAGCTCGCCGAGACCGACAACGACATCTGGCTCGAGTGCGCGGCCCGGCAGAAGATGTCGGCGGATGCCGAGAGCGACAACCGCACACGTGGGCTGAAGGCGCTGCAATTCCGTTGGGGCGATCAGTGGCCCGAGAAGGCTCGCAACGATCGCAAGGTCGATCAGCGGCCCTGCATGACGATCAATCACACCGATGTCGCCTGCACGCGTGTCGAGAACACGCTCCGCCAGCAACGCCCGCGCATCAAGGTGCGTCCGGTCAGCGACGCCACGGTCGACAGCGCAAGTAAGGTCGCAGGACTCATTCGCGAGATCGAATCGCGCAGCAACGCCTCGATCGCCTACGACTCGGGCGTCGCGATGGCAAAGGACATCGGCTGGGGATACTGGCGCATCGGATCCGAATACGTGCACGAGCGCAGCTTCGAGCAGCAGCTGAAGATCATCCCGATCGACAATCCTTTTAGCGTCTACGACGACCCTTCCTCGATCATGCCCGCGGGCGAGGATCGCAACTGGCTCGTGATCGCCGAGGACATGCCGCGCGATGAATACAAGCGGCTTTATCGCGACGCACCGAACAAAGACTATCTATTCACCGAGGCTCCCGGCGATTTCGTTCTCGACTGGGAGAGCAAGACCCACGTGCGCCTGGCGGAATACTTCCGGATCTACCAGAAGCGCGAGACGCTGTATCTGTTCAGCGATGGCAGCACGAAGCTCGAGAGCGAGCTCAATCCGAACAAGGCCGACATCCAGGCGATCCTGGGGGCAATGCAGATCAAGGTCATCGATAAGAGGCCAACCTCAACGCGCACCGTGCAATGGTTCAGATTGAATGGCCGCAAGGTCGTCGATCGGCGTGAGCTGCCTGGGAAATACATTCCGATCATCAAGTGCATCGGCAACAAGCTGCGCATCAACGGAAAGATTCTGCGCAAGGGCATGGTCGAGAACCTGATGGACCCGGCGACGATCTTCAACTACGCCGAGACCACCAAAGCCGAGCGGTACGCGCTGACTCCGAAAGCCCCCTGGGTAGCCTACGAGCAGGTGATCGAAGGGCATCCGGAGTGGGGCGACGCGAACCGCAAGAGCTACTCGACTCTCGTTGCGAAAGCTGTTCTCGGTCCCGATGGCCAGACACTCTTGCCACTACCTCAACGCCAAAATCCCGCCCAAGTGGAAGCCGGCATGAGCGAGTGGTCATCGGGCGCCGAGCGCAACCTCATGGCGGTCGCTGGCATGCCGCAGGAGAACCCAGAGATCTCCGCTCGCGTCGTCTCTGGCAACAAGTACCTCCAGCGCCGCCAGGGCATGCAAGACCTGACGCACTTCCAGTACTACGACAACCAGACCTACTCGATCATGTGGACCGGGATCATCCTGCTCGACATGGCGCCCGCTTACTACGACACCGAGCGCGTCCTGCACATCCTGGGAGAAGACGGTCAGAGCGAGAAAGTCACGCTCAACGAGCGCGAGCTCGACGAGCAAGGGAACCCCACCGGCAAGACTAACAACCGCTGGTTCGTCGGGCGCTACGATGTGATCATGGATACGGGTCCGGGCTACGCGACAAAGCGCGAGGAGGCGGCCGAGAACATGATGGAGCTGCTCAACACGAAGTTGGGCGAGGCCATCGTCGCAACGCGCCCTGATATCCCCGTGCGGAACATGGACTTCCACGGCGCCGATGAGCTCGCCGACAGTCTTGCCGTCACAACGCCAGATGGCATGGACAAGATGCTCAAGAATCTGCCGAAGCAGGCGCAGACGATCGTGCAGGCGCTGCAGGGCCAGCTAAAACAGGCGCAGGAGACGATTCAAAGCCAGGGCCTCGAGCTCAAGTACGGCGGCGAAATCAAGAAAATGCAGGATGATGGCGCGACGAAGCGCACTCTCATCCAAACTACCGGCAAGGCCCACGACACCGAGACAAAGGCTGCCGTCGACCAAGAGAACGCACGCCTCGACTTCAAGGGCTGGCTCGAGGAAAACAAGGTCTGGCTCGAGACCGTGCTCATCAACGCGGCGGCAAAGAAGGACGTCGCCGAGATCCAGGTCGCAGGCTCGCTGATGAATACGCACGCGGAAGCCGCTCACAACGAGCGCGCCGCCGACAAAGCCATCAAGGAGGGCGCGACAGATCGGCCGGCGAACGGCGCCGCGTAAGACACAAACTGCGTCCGAAGTTTTGAAGCGCTAGAACCTGCGCGCGCATATTCGCGCCCCATGGCGATCAGGTGATCGCAGTCGAGGGCAGCAATGCAGGTCATCACGCCGGAAAATCACGTCGAGTTCATCACCACCGGGAAAGTGCCTGAGTTCAAGGCCCCAGGTGCGAAGGAACCGGCGAAGTCCGACGCGAAACCTGCCGATGCCAAACAAGCTACACCCACGACGGGTGTGTCGACGGAGGCGAAAGTCGACGATGGCACGAAGTCGAAGGACGAGCCCAAGCGTGACGCTGACGGCAAGTTCATAAAGGCCGGTGACACGCCGGCAGTCGAGGCGGAAGGCGATGCCGATGCGAAGCTGACGGAGAAAATCCAGAAGCTCATCAACAAAAAGCATCGCCAGATGAGAGAGGCCGAGGAGTTCGCGACCGGTGAAGGTCGACGAGCGATCGAGGCAGAGCGACGGGCAGAGCAGCTTCAGCGCGAGATCGATGCGCTGAAGGGCACGAAGTCAGGTGGCCCAAGCGCGGACAAGGACGGCGGGAGTGATCCCGACGAGCCGAAGCCGGGCGACTTCAAAACCGTGGGTGAGTACACCCGGGCGCTGGTCAAGTACGAGGCGAAGAAGGCTGGTGAGACTGGCAAGGCGCAAGCCGAGCAGTCAAAGCAGCAGGAACACGCAAACGAGATAGTTAGCGCGTTCGTGAAGCGTCAGGACGAATTCAAGGCGGCAACACCGGACTACGAGGACGTAGTGGGTGGCACCGATCTGATCGTCCCAGACATCGCCAAGCAGTACTTGATCGAAAGCGAAGTGGGGCCGCAGCTGGCCTACCACCTCGCGAAGAACCCGGATGAGGTCACGCGGCTGAAGAAGCTCTCGCCGAGTCGCTGTGTAGCAGAGCTCGGCAAATTGGAGACGAAGTTCGAGAAGGCCGCGGCGCCTGCAAAGGCAGACGCGGCCCCAGCGAAGGAAATCTCCAAGGCTCCCGCACCGATCTCGCCGCTCGAGGGAAAAGAGACGACGGTCAACAAGGACCCGAGTCAGATGACTTTCCAAGAGCTGCGCGCATTCCGCGAAGCGGAGAGGCGCGCGAAAGCTAGCCGGTGAGGGGTTCGCAAACCTCTTTCTGGAGATAGTCCGTGTCGAACAACCTGCTGACGATCAGCTACATCACGAATGAAGCGCTGATCATCCTCGAGAACACCCTGGTCTTCGCCGACAAGGTGAACCGCCAGTACTCCGACGAGTTCGCAGTGAAGGAAGCCAAGATCGGCGCCACCTGCAACGTCCGTCGCCCGGCCCGCTACCAGGGCACGTTCGGCCCGGCGTTGAACGTCGAGGACACGAACGAAACCTACGTGCCGGTCACGCTGAACTACCAGTTCCACGTCGACGTGCAGTTCACGACCGCAGACCTTCTGCTGTCGATGGACCGCTTCAAGGAGCGCGTGCTGGCTCCGATGCAGGCGACGATCGCCAACCGCGTCGACTCCGACGGCCTGTACTTTTTCTACCAGAACACCGCGCTTGCGGTCGGCACGCCAGGCGTCTCGCCCGCCGCGTACAAGACCTTCAGCGATGCACGAGCGCTGCTCGCCTTCGAAGCCTGCCCCGCGGGTCCGAAGAGCTGCATTCTGGATCCGCTCTCGATGAGCTCGGCGACGGATGGCATCAAAGGCCTCTTCAACCCGCAGGCGCAGCTCGGCGAGTACGTGAAGAACGGCATGATCGCCAAGAACTTCGCGGGCCTCGACTGGTTCGAAGACCAGAACGTCGTGAGTTTCACGACCGGAGCGCAGGGCGGCACGCCGCTCCTCACTGCCAACACGGGCGGCGCATTCCTCACCACGGGCTGGGCGGCTTCGGGCCAGATCCAGACCAACGGCTGGACCAACTCGACCGGCGTCATCAAGGTCGGCGACATCATCCAGATCGCGGGCGTCCTTCCGGCAAACCCCCAGAGCCGCACGCAATACGGCAACTCGCTCAAGCAGTTTGTCGTGATTCCGCCCGGCGGCTACACGCAGAACCCGGTGGGCTCGGCGACACCAGGTCTCGCTTTCGCCGCGGCGACGCTTACTTCGGGCACCTTCAACCCGGCCACGGGCGTCTACACGAGCTCCGGCGCCGGCGCGCTCTCGATCTTCATCCGCGAGTGCTGCATTTCCGGTGGTCAGTACCAGAACGTGGTCACGACCTCAGCCTTTACTGCGACCTCGGCGATCACCGTCAACGGTGCCGCGGCTGGCGTGAACGCGAACAAGGTCTCCCCGCAGGGCGCCGTGCTCCATCGCAACAAGATGGCACTCGCGTTCGCGGATCTGCCACTCCCGCGCGGCGTGCACGAAGCGGCCCGTGCCAACGACTCTGACATCGGCATGAGCATGCGCTCAGTCAGTCAGTACACCATCAACAACGATGCGCTCCCGACGCGCATGGATGTGCTCTACGGGTATGCGGACCTCTACACGCAGCTCGGCCTGCGCGTCTTCGGCTAACAGGAGTCAACGACCATGCCTTCAGTGAATCCAGGTCCTGCCTCCTCGCAGCAGGTCAATACGCAGTCACCGGCTGCGTTCGAGCAGTTCATCCAGACGATCGCCGTGAGCTTGACGCCACTTTCGGTCGCGACCATCACCAGCGCCGAGCAGAGCTTCGGTCTGAACGGCGTGAGCCAGGCGACCGCCGCGACTGGCATCAAGGCGGGCGATGTGATCATTGGCTTCAACCCGCCAGGCATGCAGGCGGGTGTGGTCGCTGCGAACGTGCGCGTCGATCCAGCGGTCGATGACAAGTTCTACATTCAGTTCGTGAACCCAACTGCGGGTGGCGTCGTGCCGACCGCCGGGCTCTACATCCTGCATGTGGCACGTCCGAACGTGTCGACGCGCCCGCCGGGCTCGACGACCTACGCGTTCCTGCCGACTTCGATCCAGTCGGCGTAAGCGATGCTCAAGGCGGCGGGCTAACCACTCGCCGCCTTTCTTCAGGAGAAGACAATGCCCGGTCCCGCAAATGTCCCCTTCGGCAACGCTGCCAACATTTTCCTGCTGCAATTCGCTGTCGCCGCTGGCAGCGCGTTGTCGGCGCCCACGGCAACCGAGCGCTCATACACCGTGCTTGGCGTTCGCCTTGGCGATGTTGTGCTCGCGATCAAGCCGACCTTTCAATCAGGTGTCGCGATCGCGCATGCCCGAGTGTCAGCGGCCGATACGGTCAATCTCACCATCGTATGCACGAATGGCACGCCCACTCTCACCGCCGAGAACTACTTCCTTCTCGTGATCCGTCCGGCCTACGACAACCCGGTATCCTCGCTTCCGCTGGGCATTGGCTGATGACGGCGCTTGTCAAGAGAATCGTCGTCGCCAACACCACCAACCTCACGCAGGTGAAGGATGGGGCGACGGCATCGCTGAAAGGAATCGCCGCCACGAATACCACCGCGGCGGCGATCTTCCTCAAATTCTTCTGGTACATCCCTACTGCTTCGGCGCCGACGCCGGCAGTAGGCGCCACGGTGCCGGATATCACCATCGAGATCCCAGCGCTCGGCACCACGACGGGCACCGTGCTGCAGTCCTGGCCTGACGGACTGCAGAAGGCTGGCCTGCTCTTTCTCGCCGTCACCAATCTCGTGGCCGACAACGATTCGACAGTGGTCGCTGCGGGCTCGGGGATCATCAGCGTCTTCTACGAGTAGGCGGCGCGCGCATGGGCACGCCAGTCCCGCAGACCGCCGAGTCGATCATCATAGGGGCCCTGCGCTTCTGTAACGTCTACGCACCTGGCGAGAGCCTGGCAGCTGACGACTCGGCCGATGCGCTCCAGACCCTGAACGATCTGCTCGAGTCGCTCTCGACCGATCAGGCAAGCGTCTACGCCTCGGGCGAATCCGTGTTCTCGTACGTTGGCGGCCAGTACCGCTACACGATCGGCAACTACGATGCTGGCACCTTCGCAGGCACTGTGACGAACGGCAGCCCTACGATCACGGGCGTCACCGTGCCAACGAACATGGTGGCGCGCGGCGATCTGACCGGCACAGGCATCCCGACGGGCACGACGATCCTGTCGTTCAACGCGGGCGCTGGCACCGTGACGATGAGCGCGAACGCAACCTTGACGCCTGGCGCGCCGCTTCAGATCGCCTACACCATTCCGGGGGACTTCAAGACCGAGCGTCCCTTGCGCATCACGCAGGCCTTCACTCGCATCACGACGCAAGGCTCGGGCCTCGACTATCCGATCGACATCATCGATCAGGGCCAATACACGCGAATCGGCTTCAAGGCGATCAGCGCACCTTGGCCGATCGCGCTCTGGTACAACCCGGCCATTCCATTGGGTGAGCTTTTTTTCTACCAGAATCCATCAGGCGGCGGTGAGGTGCACCTCTACACCGACACCATCCTCAGCAACCTCGCATCCCTAACCACCCAGGTCGTGATGCCGCAGGGCTACAACCGCTACCTCAAGCGCAAGCTCGCGCGAGAGCTTGCGCCCGAATACGGCGCCGAGTGGACGCCGCAAATGGAGAAGCTCGCCAAGGAAGCCGAGGACTACGTGCGCTCGCTCAATTCGATCCCCACGCCCGTCTCGCGCTATGACAGCGAGCTCACGCAAGGGGCGCGCACGGATGCCGGCTGGATCATGTACGGCGGCTTCAGATGAGTTTCGAGGGCGGCGACTTCGGGTTCGTCGGCCAGTCCTATACCGCGAGTGATCCGGGACAGGACCGCCAGCAAGCTATCAACTGGTACACCGAATTCAGCCAGGACGGGAAATCGAAAACGCCTGTCGCTTTGCTAGGCGCGCCAGGCCTCAATCCACTCTTCTCGGTTGCCAATGGGCCCGCCGGCGGCGAAGTGCGCGGCTGCTGGGTGCTGCCAGGCGGGACCAGCGCGATCGTTGTGTGCGGCTCCTCGGTCTCACGCGTCACGATGACCGTGCCGGCGACGCAGACCTCGATCGCACAATTCTCGGTCACGACCTTCGGCACGCTCGCCACCAACAATGGCCAGGTGGCCATCCGCGACAACGGCATCGGTGGCTACGCGATGATTGGCGATGGGGTGAATGGCTATCTAGTGAACCTCGCCACCAATGCCCTCACAACGATCGCAGATGCGGGCTTTGTTGGGCCCGACAAGATCGCCTTTATCGATGGGTGGTGGATCTGCAATGTGCCGGGCACGAACCGCTTCGTGACGAACGGCCCGACGCCATATTCTCTGACCTTTCCGGCTGCCTTCTTCGCATTGAAGGACTCCTCGAGCGACAACCTCGTGACGCTCATGGAGAACAGCCGCGAGCTGTGGAACGTGGGCGAGCGGGCGAGCGAGGTTTGGTACAACGCGGGCGGCGCGAATTTCTCCTTCTCCCGCATTCCAGGTGTAGCCCCGCAAATCGGCTGCGCGGCGAAGCACTCGATCGCGCGCCTCGGCGCCTCACTCGCCTGGCTCGCCAGATCCGAGCGTGGCGAGAATGTCATCATCAAGACGGATCAGTACAGCTATACGACGATCTCGACCCAGGCGGTGGCCGCGGCGATCTCTAGCTACCCGCTCGTTTCCGATGCAATCGCCTTTGTGTATGAGGAAGAAGAGCATCTTTTCTACCAGCTCACCTTCCCGACTGCGGATAAGACCTGGGTCTACGACGCGACCGCGAGCGAGATCTCAGGCACCCCTCAGTGGCACGAGCGCGCCTCGTTCACCTCATCCACTGGCCAGTTCCACCGCGCGCGCGCGAACTGCTTCATGAACCTGCAGAACATTCGCATGGTCGGTGACTTCCTCTCCGGCTACATGCACCAGATGACGCGCAATGTCTTCACCGACGCGGGCTTCGATTCGGCGAGCGGACTGCCTACGGTCGAGCCGCTCATCTGCGTGCGGCGCGCTCCGATCCTCTGGAGCCGAGAGAATCGAAAGCGGCTCTTCCACTCATCCTTGCAGATCGACTTCAGGCCGGGCGTAGGCCTTCAGACCGGGCAGGGCACAGACCCGCAGGTGATGATTCGCTGGTCCGATGACGCTGGGGAATCGTTCGGTAACGAGCACTGGGTGACGATCGGTAAGGCGGGCAAGACCAAGAACCGCGCCCTCATTCGTCGCCTCGGCCAGGCGCGCGATCGGCAATACGAAGCGCGCTTCTCAGACCCCTGTCGACGCGACGTTGCGGGTGCCACGCTCTTTGCGTCTCCTGAAGCATGATCACTCAGCGCAACCTCCTGCCGAACTACCCGACACCGCTTGAGGTGGGGAAGCACACCTCGAAAGACTGGTACTTCTTCTGGGCCGGCCTCTACAACGGTTTGCCGCCTGCGGCTGAAGCACCGGTAACACCTGGCGCTTCCCCGTACACCTACAGCGCCGCGGTGCGCGGTTCGCTCATAGTTACCGGCGGCACAGTCTCGGCAATCGAGTTCTCGCGCGATGGCGTCACCTTCTATTCGGTCGGGCAGACCTCGGGCATGTTCCTGCTGAACGCGGCGGACCGGCTGCGCATCACCTACACCGTCATTCCAACCGTGACGTTCGTGCCGACATGAATGCGGTGGTTGATCAGGACGCCCAGGCGTTGGCCACGCTTCCCGGCGCTGCTCGCTCGCAGATTCTCGCCTTCCAAGGGGTGCTCGCCGAACTCCCGCAGATCGACTGCCCCCTCAAGCACACCTTCGCGCCCGGCATGTACGCGCGCGAGATCCTGCTTCCGGCCGACACCTTCATCGTTGGCAAGATCCACAAGCACGCGCACCTGAACATCGTTACGCGCGGCCGCTGCACGGTGGTCACTGAGTTCGGCCGTCGCGAAATCGATGCGACCAATGGTCCTGTGACTTTCACCTCCGATGCGGGCGCAAAACGTGCCCTCTATGTGCACGAAGAAACGGTCTGGACGACAATCCACGCCGTTCAATCGACTGACCTCGCAGAGATTGAGCGCGAGATAATCGCGCCCGACTACCAAGAGCTCGACGACTTCCTGGCGAGGGAGTGTCGCGAACTCATGAGCGCACAGACGCGCGAAGGTAGGGTATCTCTATCACTTGGGTCGCAGTCGCTATCGGCGGATCAGCCCTCATAGGCGCTGGTGCTTCCTACGCTGGAAGCAAGAAACAATCAGACGCTTCGAAGAAGGGCGCGAACCTGCAGATGCAGCAGTTCGACACCCTCAATCGCCAGCAGCAGCCCTTCATCCAAAGTGGCTATGGCGCGATGGGCAAGCTCAACACCTTGTTAGGCATCGGCGGTCGGCCGGGCGGCTCACCGATGCCACTCGGCGGTAATGCCGCCCTCATGCCGCGCGGTGGTGGGCCCAACGCTGGGCAAGCGTATCGGCCGCGGCCAAACGGCGGCATGCAGCAGATCGTCGCGAGTGGGCCTGCAATGGCGCCTCGTCCGGTGGGCGGTTCTCGCCTCTCACAGATCCTGATGCTGCGCGCCGCGAACGGGGATACCGAAGCGCAGCGTGTGCTGGGTCAAATGTAATGGGCCTCCTGTCGCATCTGCTCAATCCATTCAGCCCGATCAAGGACACGGTCAAGGGCGTCAAGGCAGGCCTTCACGGCAATGTGAAGGGGATGCTCGATCCTGGGAACCTGGTGGGCGGCGCAAAGGATCTGTTCTCGCATTCATCCCCGAAGACCGCGCCCGCCGCGAACGATGGCAGCGATGCGTTCGACCCCGCGCAGTACTTGGGCGATGAAAGCGATTCGTCCTATGGCTCCTTCACGAAGCCCTTCGATGTTGAGCAGTTCTACAACTTCGCTGACCCAGGCTATGCATTCGAGCTGCAGCAGGGCAACCAAACACTGCAGAACGCAGCGTCAGCGGGCTCTGGCGCCTTCTCGGGCGCTGCACTCAAGGACCTGCTCGGCTATTCGCAGAACTTCGCACGCACCGGCTACAACGACGCATTCAACCGCTATCAGACGAGCCAGGGGAACATCTTCTCGCGCCTCTCCTCGATCGCGAATCTCGGTCAAAACGCGGCCGCGGGTGTCGGCGCGCAAGGCACTCAGCTCGCCGGGAACGCCGGCCAAATGCTCTCGAACGCCGGCGCCGCATCAGGTGCGGGCATTGTCGGGGCCGGTAATGCGGCAAGCGATGGGCTGACTAACTATTGGCTGATGCGACAGATGCAGAGGCCAGTGGCGGCGGGCGCGCCCGGAGCGGTTTGAAATGACCGAACTCGTCGGCCTGCAGGGCCACTCCCCGGATGTTCTCGGCAAGCTCTCGCAGCTGCTGCAGATCCGCGGGCAGCGCGCGCAGGTCTCACAGGAAGAGCAGAACGCCCGCCAGCGCGCCGGGATCGCCAAATACGACTGGAACAAACACATCGGGCCAGACGGCACGATCGATGTCGAGAGCGTCTCGGCTGATCCAGAGCTCGCCGGCATTGCGGGCGACTCCTACATCGATCTGATGAGCCATGTCGCGCAGGCGAAGCAGGCGCAGCTCTCGCAGAAATCGACCTTGCTCAACCTTCGCACCGAGCAGCGCAAGCAGTTCTCGGACCTGATGACCGCGCTGCGCTCGGACAAAGATGTTGCCGAGGACAGCGATGCTGGGCGCCGTAAGGTCAACGACGAGATGATTCGCTTCGGGCAGCTCTACGGAGACGATGCGCTGCCGGTGCTCGAGGCGTACGCGCCAGGTCTTCAGAAGGTGCCGAAGGGGCGCATGAGCGATGCGCTGCGGGCTATCGGACTGCAGGCGGCGGATGCGGACCGCCAGGTCGAGATGCAAAAGCCGCAGTACGCAAGCCGCGGCGATGTGCTGACGAACGTGAATCCCCTCGCGCCAATGGGCAGTGCACCAGACATCGCCATGGGTATTGCGCCAGGCTTTCATGTCGTCGTCGACCCGCGCACGAACAACCCCTATCTACTCAACTCGCAGACAGGCGAGACACGGGATCTTGGGCAGGGCTATCCCGGCGGCGCTCACCAGGATATGCCGCCGACAACGCCGATAGTGCCGCGGCCGCGAGCCGCCTCAAGCATCCCGGCGCCGTTCTATCCTGGCCAGGACAAGGATATCGCGACGAACCAGGCGGAAGTGGCAACGACGCGCGAGCAGGCCTCGGCCGCTCCGCAGAACCGCAACATCTACCAGAACATCTTGCGGCTCACTGACGAGACCGCGACCGGCCCACTCGTGTCGTATCTGCAGGGCACGAAGATCGGCGGCCAGGTCTTCGGTGACAACTACCAGGAGCTCGGCAAGTACCTCGAGAAAAACGCCGTCGCGCAGATGCAGGCGATGGGCGCTCCGCACTCGAACGCTGGCCTTGAAGCTGCGGCCGCAGCGAGTGGCTCGACCAAGTTCAACGCGAAGGCGCTGAAGGCGGTCACGCAATTCAACTACGCGACGAACACCGCGCTCGAGCAATACCGCGCCGGCATGGACAAGGCGGTCGGCCTCGGAAATCCCGACTACACCAAGCTGCCGCAGTTCAAGGCCGCTTGGGCGAAGAACTTCGACATCGATGTCTTCAAGCTCGAGAACGCGATCGCCGATGGCGACCAGAAGCAGGTCGATGCAATCCTCGGAGGCCTCTCACCCGCCAAACGCGAGGAGCTCGCGAAGAAGCGCGAGAACCTGATGTCGCTACAGATGACGGGAGCGCTGCCGCAGTGAGCGATCCGGTGCTTCAGGCATTGCGCAGTGGCAACCAGGCGCCGCCCGTGGTCGTCGGCGATCCGGTGCTCGCCGCGCTTCGTTCGCCGCCGGTAAAGAAGGACGTCGTAGGCAGGCCTGGCGAGCGCAGCGTCTTCTCTCAGCCTTATGGCTACTACACCCCGGAAGTGCAGAGCCTGGTCGGCAATGACGGCAGTCAGTTTCGACCCTTCGAAGAGATCGCGCCGGGCATCAATCAAGGCGTCGCGCACATCCTAGGCATGCCCGTCACGACGCTTGTGGACGCAGCAAACCTCGCCAGCGCCGGCATGGGTTACCTGCAGTCGAAGATCACCGGCGAGGCGCCATCCTCTACTTTCGATCCAGTCGACCCGGCTTCAATCCCATTGTCAGGTGCCTGGAACGAAGCGGCGCTCAACTCGACGCCGCTCGGCGATGTCACGAGCGTGCGTAACCCCGACGATGCCACCTCGCGCGTATTCCACGCAGCCGCATCGGGCATTCCGGGTGGCGTGACCGGCGGCGGCCCAGGCATCGCGGCAGGCATTGCGGGCGCTGGTGCGGCAGGTGTTGGCAGTGAGCTTGGGCTCGATCCTGCATCCCAGGCCGCCCTGTCATTGCTCGCGGGTCACGCTGCTGCTCGCCTGAGTGAGGCTGCGCCTGGCGAGCCATTGTCACGGCCAACACAAGATGAGCCGAGCGCGCAGGAGAAGCTTAACGCCGCGGCATCCGAGCACTCGATGGGTGCGTCTGGCGCAGCAGTCGATCTGCAAAAGCTCTCGCCGGAGCTCAAGAGCGCCGTCGAGAAGGCCGTGCAGCAGACCGGCGGCGCGGTGAACCCCGAGGCGATGGCGCGACACATCCAGGCGGATTCGCTGCCGGTGAAGGTGCAACTGTCGGAAGGCCAGGTGCTCGGCGACCCGCGCCTGATCTCCGAAGAGCGCAACGCGCGCGGCGCGACACCGGGCTACGTCGAAGGCTTCGCCGCGCAGAACAAGGCGCTCACCGCCAACATGCGCGCGTTTCGCGATACGGCTGGCGAGAACGTTTTCTCAACCAACCAGGTAGAGCACGGAGATACCCTCATCGGTCGCTACAAGGCGATCGACGAGGCGCGTACCGCAGACATCTCGGCCAAGTACCAAGCATTGCGCGACGCGGCGGGGGGTGAGTTTCCGGTCGATGTGCAGTCGCTTCTCGGCAATGTGAAGACGGAGCTCGGCAAGCAACTGCTCACCCACGACGCGCCGCCCTCGGTGATGCATACGCTCGAGGAGCTCTCGCAGAGCGGCTCGATGACCTTCGAGCAGTTCGAGAGCCTGCGCACGAACCTTGCGCGTCTCCAGCGTTCGCACTCGGTCGATGGCAATCAACGCTTCGCCGCCGGTGTCATTCGCGATCAAATGGAGCAGATCCCGATGACGGGCGCAGCGGCGAACTTAAAGCCGCTCGCCGATTCCGCGCGCGCCGCGGCTCGTGAGCGCTTCCAGGCGCTTGAGGCTGACCCTGCATACAAAGCAGCAGTGAACGAGACGACGCCGCCTGACAAGTTTGTGCAGAAGTTCGTTATCACTGGTGCGCGCGACAACGTCGCGAAGCTTTCCCAGGCAATGGCAGGAGATATGGCCGCCGCGCAGACCTTGAAGGTCGCAACGCTCGATCACCTGCGCCAAGCGGCCGGTATCGATGCGAGCTTCAACGGCAACTTCTCCCAGGCCGGCTACAACAAAGCGCTGCGGGCGCTCGAGCCGAAGTTAGGCTCATTGCTCGATCCCAAGCTGACCGAGCATGTGCAGACCCTGGGCGATGTCGCGCGATACAGCCAGCTTCAGCCCGAAGGGCACTACGTCAACAACTCCAATACCTCGGTCGCGCAGCGCGCGCTCGGTCATGGTGCCGATGTGCTTGAGGGCATGGCTAACGTGAAGGCCGGCGGCGTGCCGGTGGGTAGCTGGATTCGGCAGAACGTTACCGACCGACAGGGACGAAAGGCTGCGGCCAAGACATTCGCGCCTGGCGCTGGACTCACTCGTCTCTCTGACCTCTCGAAGGTCGGGAAGGAAGAGAAGTGACCTCAGTGCTTGCGAGGAATGATTCCGGCGCCAGGCGCGAACGACCTGCGGGCCGCGCGCTCGTTTTTCCACTGGCGGTAGAGCCCAGGGACCACGCAGGCAATGTAGATCAGCAGAGCGATGCCGAGCGGGATGTGCATGGCCTGAAGGATAACGCCTGGCGCGCGGAGGGACTGTGGCAAACGTCCTAACTCCGAATGCCAAGCAGCAGTTTCTGACCAATAACGGGCTCCCGGCCGTCAGCTACCGGCTGTTTACATATGCCGCCGGCACCTCGACCAAGATCGCGACCAAGGCATCTCCCTCGGGGGCGAACAACGCAAACCCGATCGTCATGAACTTTCGCGGCGAGTGCGATCTGTGGGTGGCGCCGAACGTCGCTTACAAGTATGTGCTCGCGCCGCCCGGCAGCGATGACCCGCCGACAAGTCCGATCTGGACCGTCGACAACATCGTGAGCTCGCAGCTCATCACGCTCTACGGCGGCGTCGATACCGGAAGCGTCAATGCGTACGTGCTCACCTTCACGGCGCAGTTCACCGCGTACACCGACGGCATCATCATCTATTGGATCCCGTCGAACACGAACACTGGCGCGTCGACCGTCAATGTCAACGGGCTCGGCGCGGTTGCGATCACGAACCAGGACGGCACGGCGCTGCGACCTGGGCAGCTCATCGCGAACAACGTCGTCGGCATCCTCTATAAGACCGGCGGCTTCATTCTGCTCAACGTGAATGCGGTCGGGCTCACGCCAACCGTGAACACGCAGAACGCTAACTACCAGTTCGTCATCGGCGATGCGTACAACATCGTGCGACACACCGATGCAACGCCGAGAACCTACACGGTGCCGGCAGATGCAACAGTAAATTTCGCCATCGGCACCAGCATCCAGATCATCAACGAGAGCAGCACGACTCTCTCGATCGCGCCCGCCGGCGGCGTGAATCTCTACGCATTCGGGTCCCCTTCGCTCGCCTCCTCAACGATCACGCTGCAGCCGGTAACGGCGACATACATCACGAAGACGGCCGCGAACACGTGGATGCAGTCAACGCTCACGTCGATCACCACCGTAGATGACGCCTATACCGGCACCGTCACCGGCCATGCTGCGGACCCGACAGGCACAATCTTCTGCAAGCGCATCGGCAACTTCGTGCAGATCTACTGCACGGCAAATATCGTCGCTGTGTCCAACAGCACGGCGATGACGCTCACCGGCACTATGCCGACTAACTTCCGCCCATCCGTCGCACGCACAGTGATCAGCGTCGGTATGCGGGACAACGGTGTTAGCTCCTTTGGTGGAGTCGCTGTCGTCGCAACGAGCGGTGTCATCACCTTCGGAACCGGCATCAACAACAACGCGGCGGGATTCACCGCAGCGGGATCAAAGGGCCTCGAGGCTGGCTGGTCCCTGATGTATCCGCTATGAATCTCTCGCCCCTGCCAATCCAGAAGTTCTTCGACAACAACGGCGCGCCCCTTGTTGGGGGCCAGCTGTTCACTTACATCGCGGGCACGACGACGAAGATCGCGACTTACAAGGATTCGAGCGGCGGCCCCACGAACACTAATCCAATCGTGCTCGATTTTCGCGGCGAGGCGAATGTTTGGCTCGATCAGACTTTGACCTACAAGTTTGTGCTGGCTCCGGTCGGGGACACCGATCCGCCGACGCGGCCTATTTGGACTGTCGACAACATCTCGGCTGCCGTCACATACGCATCGCTCTCCCAGCAGATCCTCGGGCAGATACTGTATCCGCGCACTGGGGCCGAGATTGCTGCAGGCATCACACCGACCAACTATTTTTATCCACCAGGCGAAGTTGATCGCTACGGCACGAACACTACGCCTGGCACAACCGACATGACGGCGGCTTTCAACAGCGCATTCCTGTTGGCGAAAACTTCAGGGTTAGATGTGACCTATGGGCGCACGTGGCCGTATCTGCTGACCGGACCTGTCAATGCCACTTGCGCCGCGGGAACGTCTAACTACGGCTACGCGGTCAGAAACATCGGCCAGAAGTCCGCGGCGACCACGACGGCCCCGTTCTATCCGAGCATCCTCGCCGAGCACACCGGCCACGTGTTCGATTGCGCGGGAGCTCCGAGCATCCACTGGTACGACGTGACGGTCGGCGAGAAGGCTGGCTCGGTGCTCAAGAGCACTTGCTGGTTCCTCGCGCGCAATGTGAGCGGAGGGAACTCCCAATATCATCGCTGGACAGATTGCCGCACGCAAATGCAAGCATCTGCGGCAGTGATCTACGACTATGGATCTGAAGAGAGCCAGCTAGATGCATGCCTGTTTGTAAACACTGCCGCCTCCGGCTCAGGAAAGCTCGTTTGGTACACGGCTAACAACATCCTCGGGCTGGCGTCCACTTTCATCACAATTGCCACAGGTACGCAGTCTTGCATCGCTCATAAAGTGATCGGCGGCTCGTTCTATAACATGAACACGAGCGCAACCTCTGATGTCTTCGCCTTTGACAATTGCCGCAACTTCTATGGCTACGGGATTTTCACCGTATCGCTAGGCAGGTCAGTGGTCTTTATCGACCCGACCAACGGTAGCAGCGACCGGATAATCTTACACGGCCTCGAAACGGAGAACTCCTCACCATTGCCGACCTACGGTATTTGCATGGCCGCGGCTGGCGGTGCAGTTACCCATTCACAGATCGTTTTGCGAGATAGTTATATCGCCTGCGGCACGCGCGCAGTGTTCGCCGGAAACAACATCACTGTCGGCTCATCGTCATTCACAAACATTTCTGAGCTTGCATCAAAGGGGCTGGAGTGCGTCACAAGGTTGATGCAAAGCGTTGTGGATCAAGTCAGCCTCATCATCTTGGGAATTTCGCAGCAGAACTCACTTACCGGCGATACTACCGGCTTCACAATAACCACTCGCACCAACGACAACTGGTACGAGACGGGCACGACCAACACTACGTGGACGCCGGGTACGGGCGCTGTCACTCACGGCGGTGCGCTGACAGTCAGCAACAAACGTCTTTCTCTTGATGGAAAGAAGATGTTTTTCAGTTTTGCCATTCAAGACAGCGTCTCCATGTCATGGGCTGCGCTGACTCAGATCACCGGATTGCCATTTAGTGCGTCCGTGGTATCGGCAGATGTCACAGTAACTAACTACAACACCGGGGCAACTGTCGGTACAGGATTTGTAGAAAACAACGGAATCAAGCTGCCCGCTCTAACAGCCGTCGGAGCTGGCGTGATCATTCTCATCAGCGGGTCTGCGTATGTATCGTGAGCCGCGCTGCCCACACGCGCCGCATGAACGGCTTCTCGAACGCCACGAAGAGCGCGCTCGTCACAGCCAGCGTGAACGGCACCATCAACGCGATCCCAAGCAGGTAATTGCCGGCGAAGGTTTCAGTGAAGTGCGCGCGCATCGCGAGCCTGCCCACGAACGAGAAGACGTGCTCGTGATACAGGTATATCGTGTAGCACATGCCGCCGATCACCGAGACGTAGGGAATAGACAGGAAGGCATTCGTCACCCTTCCACGAAACGCCGCGGCGAAGAGCGCCAGCAGCCCGAGGCAGGCGAGTGCGCACCATACTGGGTCTACCCACTGATCAGCGCTGTGCGTCGGTGGACTCCACCACACGCGCGTGATGCTGCCCGTCAGCGCGAAGAGCAGCGCGCCAGCAGCAAGTGCGAGCGCGTCCCATCGCCAGGCCTTCGCTGGCGAGCTCTTCCACTCGCTCACGTAGATGTCGGCCATCAGAAAGCCGACCAGAAAGCACTGCGCGAACATCAGCACATTCAGCCGCCAATTGTTCATGAGCGGCTGCACAGCGCATCCCACCAGGATCAGGACGACCAGCAGCGTGCGCCGTTCGAGCTTTCCATCGATGGCGAAGGTTCGCGCAACTATGGGCGCGAGCAGGTAGAACTGAATCTCGATCTCAAGCGACCAGGCCACCGGTGCAATGGTGCTCTTCTCGCCGAACAACAGATTGTGCGAGTAGGTGAGCGTCGAGAAGTAATGCGGCAGCAGTCCGGTGTCTCCACGGGCCAGATGCAGCAGAAACAGCACCGTGATGCAGATGAAGTAGGGCGGCTCCAATCGCGTCACCCGGCGCAGGTAGTAGCTTTTCAGCGAGACTGGTTTCGCGCCTCCCAAGTAGTGAGAGGCGAACGGCAGCGAAATGATGAAGCCACTGATCGCGAAGAACAGGATCACGCCGAACCAGCCTCGATCGAGCGCCGACACCAACAGGCTCGACTGCCATTCTGGGTTGGCCGCCGGCGATTTCACCAGCACGTAGCCCTTCAAGTGGTACAGCACCACGCTCGCGATAGCCAGAAACCGCAGGCCATCGACCTCCATCAGAACCAGCCCGCTCGTCGTGACGCGGGAGAGCGCCGCTATGATTTTCATGTCCCGAGATAGTACATGACACCAACGGACCACGCAGACGCGGGTGGAGAGCACGGCGGCGCACGCATCAGCCTCCGCGATGGCCGCGTATCCAAGGTGCTCGCCTGGTGCTACGGCTCCATCGGCATGGCCATAGTCACCGGTACATGGGTTGCAGCCAATAACCTCTACCAGATCAATCTGACCCTCGCAGCCTATGCGGTCAGCAAGCAAGAGTTCGACAGGCAGCTCGTAGAGATTCGGGCGCTCAACGAACGACAGGAAGATCACATCAACGCGGTGGATAGACGGGTCTACACGCTGGAAGGGAGAAACCTTCGAGGTGGGCCAGATGCACCAGCAACTCGCTGACTATCCGCTCTTTGGAATCGAAGCGAGCAACGAGGGTAGAAGCGCGCAAGTCATCAATGTCGAATCGCCCGCCAAGTACGTGCTGCCGCTGTGCGCGATGGCCTGCGTGTTCGCGGCTGCTTCGATTCTCTATTGCGTGATGTTGCAGCGACAGGTGGATGCGGCGAACCAGTTGGTGCGCGACTACAAGACGCAGTCGTGGCTCACCGAGCGGCGCCTGCTCGACATCGAGGCCTACGCAATCTTGAACCACTGGGCGCTGCCATCCGACAAGGAGCACGGCCCGCTGGGGAATCTTGAGCGCATGAAGGAGAAACCATGAGTCCAGGAAACGAGGATCCGATCATCATCGGCGGCCGAGCCATCACGCTCGATCCGCGAGAGTTCACAGCAGAGCAGGTTGCAGTGCTGCGTGAGATCGCCGCACGCACCACGAACCGGATGACCTACAAGGACACGATCAAGGTCTGCAGGATCATCCACAAGAAGCTGCGCGGACCTTGAGCAACGACGCCATCAGCCTGCGCGAGTACGTCGATACCCGCTTCGAGGCGCAGGACAAGGCGGTTACAGCAGCGCTTGCCGCACAGGAAAAGGCCGTCGCGGCTGCGCTCGCTGCTGCCGATCGAGCGGTCGCGAAGGCTGAGAACGCATCGGAGAAGCGCTTCGAAAACGTCAACGAATTCCGTGCGTCGTTGAACGATCAGTCGCGACTTCTGATGCCGCGATCTGAGAGCGAGCAAGCCATACGCTCAATCACCGAAAAGATCGACATTCTCACGACGCGAGTGAATTCACGTGATGACAGGGGCATCGGCCGCACCGACGTTGCGGGTTGGATCGTTGGCGCGGTCGGATTGCTGTCTGCGCTCGTGGCGATCATTTACACGGTGACGAAATGATCGGCGCCGAGAACACCGACGTATTCGAAGAAGCCTGGCGGCGCACCGGCCTTGCCGAGAAAGGCTACGTGTTCGACCCGCGTGACCCAGGCGGGGAGACCAATCTCGGCATCACCGTGCGTGTGGCACGTCTGCACGGCTATACCGGGAAGATGCGGGATCTACCGAAGGAAACCGCGCGCGCCATCGCACGCTCCGAGTACTGGAACCCGCTGCGCCTTCAGCAGATCGCGGAGATTTCGGCGCTCGTGGCGATGGAAGTCTTCGACACGAACTTCAATCTCTATAGCGGCGCCGCGGCAACTTTCCTGCAGCGAAGCCTGACCGCGCTCAATCGGGAGACCAAGGATTACCCGGACATCCGCGTCGATGGGTTGATAGGCGCCGGCACCATCGAAGCTCTGCGCGCATTCATGAACAAACGCGGCAAGGACGGCGAGCTCGTGCTGCTGCGATGTCTCAACAGCCTGCAGTGCGCGGAATACATCCGCCAAGCAGAGGCGCGGCCGATTGCCGAGGCCTTTCTTTTCGGCTGGGTTCTAACACGAGTCAACGAGGGCACATGAAAAGCCGCCCGCCGCTTTCCTACATCACCGCCTATCTACAGTTCGCGGTCGCGATCGTCTTTCTGATCGGCTACTTCGCCCTGCTCGGCGTGCTCTTCCTCGCCCACGCCTCGATCCCCGCTGAGCTGCTTGAGCTCGCCAAGACGCTCGCGGTCGGGCTCTCGGGTGCCCTCGGGCTGCTGTTCGCTTTCTTGTTTCTGCGATCCCGCACCGACGGGCCGCCAGATCCAGCCACTACCACCACGCAATTGACCCAGACCACCACGCCATCGGAGCCCACTCATGCGCCCCTCAAGACAAGTCCTGTTGACAGCCCTCCTGTTCCTGCTGGCAGCGTGCCAGAGCCTCGGGGTTCCTAGCCCGCAGACCTTCAACGAGAAGGAAGCCGCGGCGATCTCAACCGTGACCGCGATCCGTGGCACCGCGCTCTCGCTGCTGACGAGCAACAAGATCACGGCCGCCGACGCGCAGAACATCCAAGCGCAGGCCGACAACGCGCGCGAGGCCATCCAGGTGGCCGATCAGATCCACGCGGCGAACCCGGAGGCTGGGGGCGATCGACTGACCGCCATCGTCGCAGGCCTCACTGCCCTTCAAACCTACCTTGCCACCAGGAGCCACTGATGAACGCCGCCATCCTGATCGACCTCATCCTCAAGGGCGCAATGCAGTTGCAGCAATACGCTGCGCTCGTCGCGAAGTCGCGCGCTGAAGGGCGCGACGTCACCCGCGAGGAACTCAACAATCTGTTCATTGGCGATGACTTGGCGCGCGCCCAGCTGCAGGCCGCCATCGATGCGAGGACCCCATGAAACGCTATCTACCGCTCATCCTGCTGTTGGCGGCCCCAGCCTTTGCGCAGACCGTCACCCTGACCCCATCGCTCGCCACGGGCACAGGCGTCACGCCGATCCTCACCTGGTCGAGCACGCCCGCCGGCGCCTCTTGCGTAGGCTCGGGTGATGCTGCATGGGCGGGCACGAAGGCGGCCGCAGGCACGCAGACGCTCGCCAAGATCACGACGGGGAAGACCTATGTCATCACCTGCACATGGCTTGGCGACACGACAGCCATCGTCTCGTGGACCGCGCCGACGCAGAACAATGACGGCACTCCGTACACGAATCCGGGCGGCTTTCGCCTCATGTATGGCAAGACGAACACCGAGGCAGGTCTCGATACATCGGCCTATGTGCAGGACCCAGCCGCGCGCAGTTGGACGTCACCTACGCTCACTGCTGGTGTCTGGTATTTCGGCATCAAAGTGTTCAATTCGATGGGTATCGAGGGGCCGCTTTCAAACATCGCCAGCAAGACGATCACGACAGGCGCAACCGCATCCGACACAGCGAGTATCCAGTTCCCTGGCACCGTCATTCTCACCGTGAAGTGAATGGCTGACGGCTCCTCCATACGACACGAGGTTCGCGGCTTCAAAATGTTGCGGGCCGACGGTCGTGTTGTGTGGAAGCCGCTGCCGGCTCTTCCTGCACGAGAGCATTCGGTGATGGTGGTCGAAACCTCATTCGGTCCCGTGACGCTTCGACCCTGGAAACCGAAGTAATGCGATCCCGTTTTTTTCTGCCGTTTGGACTACGGCGATGAAGATTCGGGAGGCGTTGCATTGGCTGATGAGACTCACCAAGCGAAAGCCGCGCACTCCGCGAATCACGCTTCGGCACATTCACGCCCACCTGCTCGAACTGCACGAGGCAGTGATGCAGGTCCTCGAAAACCAAAACTCTCTCTCACGAAAGGTGGAACGCATCATGGCATCACAAGCTCAGCTCGCTCAGGACCTCCGCGACATCACCGCGCAGAATGAAAAGGCTCGCCTCGAAATCCTCGCGCAGATCAAAGTGCTCGAAGATGCGCTCTCGGCGGCCGGCGGCACGACACCAGAAGTCGATCAGGCAGTCGCGGATCTCAAAGCGTCGGTGCAGAAAGACGACGACCAGAACCCCGACGCGCCGACGCCGTAATGCTCACCATCACGTGGTTGTTCCTCGTGGGCGCGCTGGTCGCAGCAATTGCCAGCGCGCTCGGGAAGGCGCAGTTATGGATTGCGTTCATACTGCTGTGGGTCGTGGTCGCGCTGGGCGTGATTCCGGTCAAGTAAATGGACTCGCCATTCGTCACGGTGCGCCGCTCGGCCGTGACGATTTGGAATGGCAGTCTTTTGCGCCCGTTCTCGATCCACGAGGACGCCTATCTTGCAGAGAACTACCGCCTAGATAAGCCGCTCGCAGCGCTCACCCGGGCGTTTAACGTCCACTTTCGAACCAGCCGCAGTTTGCAGGTCATTCACGCGCGGCTCGTGAAGCTCGGTCTGCATTGCCCAAGGCCTGCGAACCGGCTCACGGATGCCGAGAAGGCGCGTATTGATGAGCTGCGCGCCATCGGCTGCAGGGTCACGAAGATCGGCCTGATGATGGGTCGGACCCACACCACGATCAGCACGTATTTGAAGGGGCGGAAGGGCATCAAGATGCCCAGTAACGGTTCTGCGTACCACTGGTTGGACCCCAAGCGCGCGCGGGAACATCCTTCGCCCATGGACCTCACAGACGATGAGAAGGGGCGAGCCGCGATGGGCTGCCGGGCACTGGCCGTGCAGGCCGAGCGCGACGCGGCAACACAGGCGAGCCCGACGGTGCGGGCGAAGTTCGAGCGTGAAGCAAAACAATATCGCGAGCTCGCGGAGAAGTTCGAAGCGGCGAGAGTTAGGCCGGCTTCTGGTTCCTCATCCACCACGCGATAGCTTCAAGCTCTTCGGCGGTGAACTCGCCGTCAAGCTGCGCGTGGTCAGGATCATCTCCGTACGCCGGCCAGGAAAAGAAATTGCCATCGATCACGCATTTGTCGATCAAGTCCCGAGCACGCTGCTCGGTCATCGGCCCGTAGTAGGGGGCATCTTCGCTCACTTCTTTCTCCTGATCGCAATCACCTTCGCGCCGCTCTTGAGCCCATCTAGATAGTCGGCCCAAGCCTGCATCATCTTTGTCCGTTCCTCGAGGCGCAACGCACGGTTGTAGACGGCGGCGACCTTGTCCTTCTTCGCGTGCGCGAGCTGCAACTCGATGAGCGGCGGATCCCAGCCCATCTCGTTTAACCTGGTCGAGGCGGTGGATCTGAAACCGTGAGGGCAGTGCTCCTCCTTCGGAATACCGAGCCTTCGCAGTGCCGCGTTGAGCGTGACCTCCGAGATCGGCCGTTCGTTGGAGCGCAGGCCTGGGAAGAGTAGCTCGTCAGATCCGGTGATGGGCTTGAGATCCTCGAGCAGCTTGACTACCTGGCGCGCGAGCGGGACCAGGTGCTCGCGGCCGCGCTTCATACGCGAGCCCGGGATCCGCCAGATCGCGCCTTCGAGGTCGAATTCCGACCAGGTTGCCAGGCGCAGCTCGACGGGGCGCACGAAGACATACGGTAGCATTCGCAGCGCGTACTCGCCCGATGGCTGGCCGCGGTAGGTGTCGATCGCGCGTAGCAACTCGCCGATGCGCTTGGGCTCCGTGATCGCGGGGAAGTTGGTGACGACAGTTTGCTTGAGCGCGCCACGCAGATCTGCGGATGGATCTCGCTCGACACCCGCAGCGCCGGCGGCGATTGCGTAGCGGAAGATGCGCCCGACCAGAGCGAGCGTGCGATGTGCGGTCTCGTGAGTGCCGCGGGCCTCGATCCGGCGCACCTCAGCGAGGAGATCGGGGGCGGTGATGGTGCGGGTGGGGCGCCTGCCGAGCCTGGGGAAGATGAAGTTTTCGAGGCGCTCCCGATCGCGCTTCACGGTGCCGGCAGAGAGATGTGACTGCTTCGCCAGCCACTCGCGTGCAACTTCCTCGAAGGACTCGCCAGCCGCACCACGCGCGGCACGCTTGATCGCGTTCGGATCCTGGCCAGCCTTGAGCTGCCGCCGGGCCGCGTCTCTCGCATCGCGAGCCTCGCGCAAGGACACCTCGGGATACGCACCGAGAGTCAAAAGACGCTCAACACCTCCGTGCCGGTACTTGTAGCGCCACAGGCGAGCGCCAGTGATTGAGACGAGCATGAACAGCCCGCCAGCATCGGACCGCTTGTAGGGCTTCCCATGCGGTTTTAGGGCACGTATCGCCGCTTCGGTCAGCACCCGATACCCCCACCTCTTGCCGATACCCCCACGCGTACCCCCAACATGCTTGATATATGCCGATACGCCATGAGACGAGATGATACCGAGATTCGCGTATTTTCAAGCATTTCACCAGCGCCCCGACACGTCGTGAGACGTGCCGAGACCCGGCAAAATTGGAGGCGGCGGGAACCAAGTGGCGAGCTGTTCCACGTGGAACGTCAACGACTTAAGCGGCGTTCGACTCTTCGGATACCCCCACGGATACCCCCACGTGAGCAATCTTCCATGCTTCGATGACGCTGGCGCGCCAACCGACTGCGTGCTCGGTGAGCTTGCTTGGCTTGGGGAAGTCGCCGGCGTCGATGCGTCGATAGATCGTGGCGCGCGAGAGGCCGGTCTGCTTCACGACTTCAGGAAAGCGAAGGATGGGATCGCTCATGACTCACCCCGAGCGGCCTTGAGGGCGCGCGCGTCAACTATCTGAACGCGGACCACGCGGTAAGCGCCTTTGTAGTCAAGAGCGCAGCTTTCGGCCTCGTCGCGTGTCGGGTAGATTCCGAATCCATTTGCGAATTCGAGCAGATGTCCGTCCGGCCCGTAGTGGACCAACGCCCATGCTTTCTTTGGCAGCGGGTTCCCGCGCTTCTGTTCCTCCGCGCTCATAGCTGATCCTCGAGGGCGGCGCGAGACGATGTGTATCGCTTGCCATTCGTCACATTGCCTGCGGAATAGACCATCCAGTACCGGCCGACGCGAATAGCCGCACGGCCATTGTGCACGAAGAAGATCATGGCTTTTCCTGTTTGGCAGCGCCCTGCTGTATGCCTGGCGTTTGAATGATGCTCACGAATGCGTCGTACTCCTCGAGTGCCTTGCAGCGGTTGCAGGCGAAGAGCTTGTGCTTCGACTTCTCGCCGACGCAGGCTTCGGCCTTGAACGTCGGCCAGGAGCCGGCGTAGTTGCACGAGCACGGCGTCAGGCGCAGGGCTGCGGCGAGCTTGGCGGCGATGGCGGGGAGGCGGGAGCTCACGGAAATTTCAACCACTCGCGGTTGCCTTTGTCGTCGACCAGGCACCACTTGGGCCGTCTTCCATCGAGCGCGTTGTTGAGGATGCGCAGGCCTTCGAGAATCATCTCCTCGCGCTCCTTTTCGAACTCGCCAATGTCCTTCCATGCGCCACTGGTGTTGACCTGAAGTTTCATTCGTCGATCTCCGATTCGCTGCAGGTGCAAGTCGGGCAGTTCTTGTGCACGCGGCTGTTGTGATTCGTTGGCATGCCCGTGCCTGGGCGCCGCTTCCGACCAATGTCAGCCAGCTTGTAGACCTTGGGCGGCGCCTTCGACTCGACTAACTGCTCGAATGTTTTTGGCGCAATCTGCGCGATGCTCGAGGCCTGGTTGCGTTGCAGGCGAGAGAGCCCGGAAGCATTGGCAGCGGCGATCCGGCCACCGATCGGGATCTCCTTCAGCAGCTCGCCGAGCCGGCGGACCGCTCGCGCCTGGATGCGCGTCGCGAAGTCCATAAGAGCCGTGTCGCGCGACTGGTGAGCGTAGGCCTCAAGCGCCGCGGCCTGGCTCGAGTAGGTCAGGCACTCGTCGACCCGATCGCACTTCGCGAGCGCAATCCGTGCCGCGATATAGGTCGACGGCAGCGAAACGCGCTCGGCGGCGTGGTCGAGGAAGGCGAGGTCGTTCACGCTGTCACCTATCTAGTGAGAAAAACGCGGCGACCGCTGTCACAGCCGCCGCGCCCTGCACGCCGAGTGGGAGGTCTCGCGTTGCAGACGGTGAACATCAGGCAGCACGCAGCGTCGCCCGCATGCCGAACTTGCGGCGCCGGCGCGCGAGGCGCTTCTGCACACCGGCAGGCTGCGGCGTCGAGAAGAATTTGATGCCCTCGACCATCGCCTTGTAGCGAAGGCCGGGATGTGGACGCTTCAGAATCTTCGACGCCTCACGCGCGGACTTGCCGGCGGCGGCAAGCTTACGGAGGCGCGAGACCTCCGAAGGGCGCCAGGGTTTTGCTGTTCTTGCGATGGACATGGGAACCTCATCTGTTGTTGTCGGAAAATCCTATTGAGCTTGAGATCAACTACGTGACCGCGGCGAAGCGCGACCCGTGCGAGACGCCGTCGATCGCCATGTGAATGCGTTGCCTGGCGAAAGAGGCCGAAATAGCTGTTCGCGGTCGTGTGCAGATCCGCGGCCGCGACGGTGCGCGCGATCGCATCATTCACGACACGCCGACGGATCGTGCGGCGCCAGGGCTTCAACACCTGGCCGGCGAAGTCGATGCCGCGCGCAATGGGCTGCAGAACGGTCTTCTTGGGATTGAGGCGCAAGTCCAGTCGATCCGCGAGAACGGCTTCAATCTCGCGTTTGGCCGCGTTCAGCCACTGGGGCGAATCGTGGAGCAGCACGAAGTCATCGACGTATCGAACGTAGTGACGCGCGCCGACAACGTGCTTCACGTGCTGATCGAGCACGTTCATGTAGATATTCGCGAAGAACTGCGAGGACAGATTCCCGATCGGCAGGCCGTGCGCTGCGTCCTGGTTGAATAGACTCTTGTGCCTCGGGATTAGTGCGAGGCGTTTTGGATCTCCCTGCACGAACACATTGACCCGCGGATCATGGAAGAGCACCTGGTGGGCGAGCGCGCGCCACCATGGCTCGATGATGCGTTCGTCGAGAAGCTCAGCCAGACGCGATTTCTCGATCGACACGAAGAAGTTGGCAATGTCGCACTTGAGGTAGAACGCCCGGCGAGACCAGTTCTGCGTGACGCTGCGGACTTTCGCCTCGAGGCGCCTGGCAGCGAAGAGGGTGCCGCGGCCGGGGATGCACGCGCACGAGTCGTTGGTGAAATTCGCGTAGAAGCGAGCTGCGACACGGTTGTAGAGCAGGTGATGGACGATGCGATCGCGAAAGTTAGCGGCCCACACCTCGCGAGGCTTCGGCCTCGTGATGACGAAGCAGGTCGACGGCCCGATCTTGTAGTCGCCGGCGACGAGCTCGCTATACAGCGCGACCAGGTTGCGCTCGAGCTCCTCCTCGAAGTGCAGCGCCGAGCGCGTGTTCCGCTTGTGCTCGCGGCAGTCGAAGTAGGCCTGGACGAGATCCGCGAAAGAAAGCTCAGCATGGTCGCCAGATTGATTTGCGGACAGCACGCACCCTGTTGTTGTTGTCCTTGTGCCAGTTGTTCTGGTTGCCGTTGTCGAAGTTCTGGTTCCAGGCGTAGTTGGCGTTGTCAGCGTGCTGCGATGTATCGCACTCTCCACGTCGCCCCATCGAAGGCTTTCGCCGATCAGTGAGGAAACTGCGCCGGATCCGCCCCGGCGCGTGAGATCGCCGGTGTCATCCATGTGGCGCTTCTCGGTGGCCGAAGCCAGCGGCGCGACCAGATCAATCGCACAGGCCTGATCGCCTTGACGATCGGGCAGCGGGCGAGAAGTCATTTGCCCCTCCATCCATTTGCCTGCTTTCCGACGCTCTGCGTGAGCTCAACAGCGCGCGCGTACTGCGGCTTGCTGATGAACCTCTTGTCGACGCAGAGACGCAGAAGCAGCTCGAGCTCGCGATTGAGATCGAGCAGCTCGGACAGATGGGGCTGCTTGTCGGCAGCCGCATTCGCCTTGGCAATTAGAATCACGGTGCTGATGCACAGATCCCGCACACGATCGCCAATGCGGCGGACCGGGCGTGGGAAGTTCACCGTGAAATCGGTGGCGACCGACAACAGGTCGTAGGCAACCTTGTAGATCGGTAGTTTGGTGTGGAAGGCCATGCTGAGTAAAAACTAAATTAATGAATCAATGAATTAGCGAATGGGAACTCTGCGGACAGCACGCACCCTGCTGCTGAAGCCCTTGCGCCAGTAGCCCTGGCCGTCGTCGAAGAACTGGCTCCAGGCGTAGCCGGCGAAGTCAGCGTGCTGCTCGCAAGACCAGTAGTACTCGGACTTGAAGAGCTCCGGTACGTTGGCGAAGAGGAGCGCCTGCTCCTTGCGGTACGGCAGGCTCCAGTCGGTGTGCCCGTGCAGATGAAGCTTCTCAGCCCACTCCGTTGCCGGCTGCCAGGCGATCGCACCATCGTGCTCGGGACCTGCGATGAGCAAGTAGTCCCCGCCATCGAAAGTCCCAGGGCGGCCGCGCATGACGCCGGCGACGACGCCGCCCAAAAGCGAATCGTCGGTGCCGATACGGGGAATGCTCGACGGGATGGGATCCGCTACCCGGTCTTCAGCCAGCAGTCGCTCGACGATGAGTCGAGCGATGACCTGTTCGGAGACAGTGACGGAAATGCCGTTACGCTTGAATTCCATGGTGACGCCCTGGTGAAGTGGTGGTTAGGCGGCAGCTTCGACGCCCGCGAGCTCGACCTTGACGCCGGCGGAGGCGAGCTCGACCAGGATGTCCTGCTCGGCAACCTCCGCCTCGTAGGCGTTGCGCACGACATGCCCCACGGCCTGCGCCTGGCTTGACGCCTTGACGAGTGCGACGGCCTTGTTAGGGCCGCGCACGACATAGATTCTTGTGTTGTTCGCCATCGTCTATTCCTCAGTGGATTGATCGTTGTTGGTCTGCACGGCGGTCGGCTGGACGACCTTATGCATCGTCATGTTGAAAGGGCGCTTGCGGGGCAGGGCGACCTCGACCTCCTGATCGGCGGTGAGCTCAGGTGAGCCCCAGATGCGAATGCACTCCTCGCCATTCCAGGTGCCGGCGAAGAGCGTGATCTTGTGCCCCACCCAGTCCTGCACCTTTCGCCCGAACATCGCTTTCAGGCAGATGCCGTTCGTCTTGTTGAGCGGGAGCTGCTTCGTCGTGCGGTCGAAGGAAATGACGCCCTTCACCTTTTTTCCGGTGTTGCCCTCGAGCTCATCGAGCTGCACGGCGGTGATCGTCATCGTCGGCTTCTTGCCCTTGAACTCGCCGGCCTTAAGAAAGCGGCCTGGGTAGAGCTCGTCCCAATCGACAGGCTTCGCGAAAACTTTTGCTGATTCGGCCATGATTGTTAGTCCTTGCGTTGTGCGCGGTTGCAATATGCAGATGCGCGAAAAGATGTTTAGGCGGCCTCGAGACCGATCTCGCTGACGTCCTCGTCCTGGTGGTACGCCCAGGAGGGAAGCGTGAGCGCCTCTTCGGTCGGCACAGGGCCTGGCCACTCATCGCGTGCCTCGCATTCGGCGAGGATCTTCGCGGCCTCCCAGTACTCCTCGCGGCCCTGTTCGATCAGATCGTTCTCGATGCGGTAGACGGCGACCGCGTGCGGAGCCTTCGACTCGACGACGATCTCGACCATTCGCGGCGCCTTGCCACGTATCGCTTTGAAGCCATCGAAGTAGTACGCCCACTGCAGGTGATAGCCGAGCTCCGCGGCCTGGCTGCCAAAGGCGTAGTGCGCGCAGTTGCGGGCGGTCTTGAGGCCAACGAGATAGGGCACACCCTCGATATTGGTGAGCCAGTCGACACGGCCCTTGGCGAGGCGGGCGTCGAGCGCAGCGTCGAGATTCCACTCGAGCGTGACCTCCGGCTCGCCCGTTGCAAGGTATCGATTCGCACGCTCATCGAAGCGCACCGCCGCGGCGATCGCATTGGCGAGCGCGTTCTCATCGTAGGTGAGGATGTGCTTGCCGGCATGCTCGGCGTGGAACGCATCCCACCACTGCCCATTGCGCGGAGCGGCGTTGCCGGAGGAAGTGCGGCGCGTCCACACCGCGAACTCGCTCACGTAGCGTTCTGGCTCAAGCACCGCGACGTGCGTTGCAATGCCGACGTTCATCGGCGCCGACAGCTTCGGCTGATCGATCGCGTGGCGGAAGTGCTGCGGCGAGCGCTTGATCTCCTTCAGCCGCGAGATGTTGAGCGCCTGGATGGCGTCATATTCGGCGCGCGGCATGCGGCTCGTGATCTTCACGACGCACCGCCGGAAATGACCAAATGATCCAATGAGCGAATGGGAACTCTGCGGACAGCACGCACCCTGAAGCCGTAGTCCTTGAGCCAGTTGAGCTGGTCGCCGTCGCCGAAGTGCTGGCCCCAGGCGCCGTAGGCGTAGACAGCGTGCTGCTCACTGGTCCAATACCACGAGCGCTGGAACAGCGAGCGAACCCGCTCGAAGAGCGCCGCGCTCTCGCGGCGAGTTGGCAGCTCAAAGTCGTGGTGTCCGCCAACAACCTGCGACGCGACCCACTCCTTCGCGCCATCCCAGGTTCTATATCCATCGCATTCCGGCCCGACGATGAGGAGATAGTCGGGCTCGCCATCGGCGCCCAACATCGCACCGGCGAAGTGCCCGCCTTGTTCGGGCCATTCGGAGCCGATTGCCGGAACATTCAGATCCGCGGTGAGCGAATCGATCCTGCGCAGCTCGTCGATGTACTCGCGCACCTCGGCCAGGACTTTTTCGACCGGGCGCTTATCGGAGTTGAAGAAGATCCGCTGTGCGCCCGTGAAGCCGAAGAATGCTGTCACGTCGGAGATCTTCGATTCGCCGCGCTTGTTGAAGTCGAGCTTGAAATTGCGCTCGCGGAACCACGGATCGAGGCCGCAGTGACCGGCCGCGCACGCCACGGTGCCGCAATCGGTTTTCGCGCCCCACTGGCTCATGTCCCAGTGCTTCTGGCGTTCGTGCTCCGGCATCGCATCGAGAACGCGCTCGACATTCATCCAGATCTCGATCAGTGGGTTTGCGGCGCGGGTGGCGGTCGTCATATCGTTCTCCGTATCGAAAGGTTGTTAGCGCTGCCCGCTCTCGCGGCGGAAGCGCGCAATGGTTGAGCGCTCATCGAAGCGCGGCGCCTCATTGATGTAGATCCGCGGCCGGTAAGGCTTCGCCTGCATCGAGCGCACCAGGCGCACGTGGAGGCGCCGGCGGTGATGGCGGTAGAGAACGCGGATCTGGTGCAGGGGGTTCACGGCTGCACCGGCTCTGGCGCGTCGAGAAAAGCGCGAATTTCGGCGCGTGCCGCAATCTGCGCTTCGGCCGCCTTCTTAAGATTTACAACACCCGACGTTGTGTAGAGCTTGAGCAGCTCCGTGGACGTGTACTCGAGCGCGACGCACGCAATCTCGAGCGTTGTCGATGAGAGCCTGCTCATGCGGCACCGTCCGGCGTGAAGTGCACCTCGCGCCCGCGGCTCGTCACGCGCGGCGTCAAGCGCACCACGTTCGGCGGCAGCCGATGTCCGGTCGTGCGCCGCTTCTCAGCCCGCTCGAGCTCACCACTGAACTTCTGCTCGAGCAGCCGATCGAGGTTGGCTGATTCGATCGCCCTGCGCGCAGCGGACTCGCTACCCGCAGCCTTTCGAAGTTGGCGGCCTAACATCGCATCGCGCTCGTGCCTGGCGATGAACACGATCAGGCAGAAGAGAGCGACGCCGCCGATGGCGCCGAGGAAGAGGAGGTTGGGGCTCACAGCAGGCTCCTTACGTTGTCGACTAGCTGCTGCAGCTGCTTCCAGTCTTCGTCAATGCCGCTGGTCTTGCGTTGCTCGATCTCGCTCTCGACTTCGGGCAGGAGAGCGGTGACCGCGGTCACTAACTGCTCATATCGATCAGGCTGAAATGACGCCTGGGTGTCGTAGAGCTCGGCGAGTTGCTCGGCTTCAGCATCTGACAGCTTGCTGCTGGTCACGGCGAAGCTGTGCGCGTCCGGATATTCCATGCCTTGTTCGACAAGACCATTCAGCAGCCGGAGGGCGATCTGTACGGCGCTCATGCTCCCACCCCGAACGGACCATTGTCGGCCTCATACTGATCGGCGAATTCCTCAAGCGCGCCCCAGAGCGACTCGCAGTCACCCATGTGGCACGACAGCGCCTGCTCGATGTCGGCGAAGCACTCGTCCAGAAGGAATTGCGTGACGATCGCGCGGCCAAAGTCGTGGCAGGCGTCGACCATGAGGCCGGTCTCGTGGCCCATCTGCGCGCGCAGGGCTAACCACTCGGCGGCGGCAGTGGTGTCGGGCGCCTTCATGCTGCAGCCCTCCCGCACGCGATGACCGCCAAAAGCTGCCGCTCGATCTCGGCATTGAGCGTCACGAGCCAGGCGGTGCCCGCGTAGAGGCGGCGGACTGCGCTCAGCTGGTCGCTGTCAACGATGAGATACGCGGCTCCGCATTCGAGGCAGTCGTCGAAGCCGTGGAAGGCGGGCGCGAGGCCGCAGGTGATGCAGGTGATGCAGGTGAATCTGGTGTCAGCCATCTCGAATCTCCCGTGTCAG